TGAGTACACTGGTGCCGAGGAACTCGCGCACATCACCCTTGGCCAGCTTTCGTTTTATCTCGGCGTTGGTCAGCTGGCTAAGCGGCTTCGTTCGTTTGGGGGTGCATACGTTGCAGCTCGCAGTCTCCACCTCAACACGGGCTTCGCCTGAGTAGCCATGTGACCGGGCTTCTGCGGGGGTCAGGTAGCGCTTGAACTTGGCCAAGAACTTGACTTGCCCACACTTGGCGCAGAATTTGGCCGATTTGAGAGGCCGCCCGTTGTGCCAGTACGCAGCACGCTCACAGAAGTCGTCAGGATTTTCCATGTAAATCTCCATAAAAAGAACTGTAAATGTAGCACAGTTCTTGGTGCTGGCAAGCTGTTACAGGACACTTGCACCATGGTGGGGGACAGTCGCAAACCCTTGCCAGATAAGGCTTCTCCGCGTACGCACCCACCACACCTACCGCGCAACCTATGTTCAAAAGTACGCGAAGGAAACAGGGCCTGCTTGGACGGAAAAAAGTGTCCACCAAAACACGCATATATATTTACCAAGAGAAATCTATATATATATATGTAGGTGTGGTGGGTGCGTGCCGGACAAACCACGTAACCACGCGGGTTAGAGAACGCCCACATGGGGTGCAACGGGCCTGTAACGTAGTGGGACAGCTGGACATGCAAATTTTGCATAGTTTCTCCACAACGTGTTGCCAAATAGTCCCGTGAGACGTGGTGTCTCACGGGTTCGAGCCGCTTCATTTGTAGTGCAGGGGGTGGGTGTCGGCTTTGTGTGTGTCCCACGCAGCGTCACGGGCTCGCGCCTCTTGGATGACCTTGCGCTTGTATGCTTTGTCAGTGGCGAGGTGTACGAAGTCCTCACGCAGGGCGCGCAGCTTGGCGCGTTCGGTTTCACGGATGCTGATGGTGTAGCGGTTGCGGTGTGTCATGGTTGATTCTCCAAAGGTGTGAGACACGCTGTCTCACGGATAAAAGAAAGCCCGGACATGCCGGGCGGTTGGTGCGAGTGATTGCCAGCAAGAAGCTGGGTTGACAGTGTTTGGAACAGCAGGGCAACCCCGCGTTCACAGCTCATTGCAAAAACCTATCGGTTTCGCAACTCAATTACAGCATCGCCAGAAAACGCTTCTTTTGCGCCGTGGTCAAACCCGCGTATGCCTTGGCGAGTTTGGCTACCGCATCGACCGGCTTGTGCTGACGTGTTGTGGGGCCAGTGCTGAAGTGAACGCCGACGTTACGACTCCACGACTTCTGTGCAGCAACGTGACGCGTGTCACGGGTTGACTCTGTGCCAGTGTGAAAGACTGCCGTGCCCTTGGCACTCCACGTCGTGTTGCAGCCATAGTGCTTTGCGTGCACCTTGGCCAGTGCTGACAACAACTCAGGGTGAGACAGCGATGTCTCACGGACAGCGGCCTGAAGGGCGGCCCCATAAGACGTGCCTGCCTTGAGGAATGCTGAGTACTGTGCAGCGATTGTGTTGATAGTGTGTGTCATGTTGCGATCTCCAGAGGATGTGTTGTCGTAAGTCTATGTGCCCCGAACCAACACCTATATTATACCACAGCACGTTTCCAAATACCCTTTACAGCCCTGTAGACCCCACCGTGGGGGCACCAAGCCTTTATGAGGGCCGTGGTGCGATATGACATGAACACTGTTCCGCATCGAGTCTCAGAACTCAGTAGTACTTTGGTAAACGTTGGACACCCCCAACCCCACAGAGATAGTACCCCCGTACTAATTTTATAAAATTTCCAAGAAAACTCTGTCAAACTCTGGACACCCGGCCACCATAAAAAACCCCCGGGCCTTGTGGGCACGGGGGCTACAAATTCTCAACTCACCCAAGGAAAATAACATCGGCTTGCGCTTCTGTCGAAAAGCAGTGTACATTACGGCCAACGAGGACACAAGCCGTTTTGGCTCCTACGCAAAAATGTTTGAACACTTGGTGCAATTTGACCCGGAACCTTCACCGCCCGGGATGATGACAAGACTGGCCGACGCTGAGCCGGGAGAAGTCCTGTCTGCACAAGTGGCCACCGCCAGCTGGTTGCAAGAGCTGGGAGCTCCGCCGGATGACGAAGTCATTGACGCGCTGGAGAAGGCGGACGCCCGCAAGGCGTTCCAAGCACTGACCACGAACACGGACACGGCCGAGCAAAAAGCCGCGCTGGTCCAGTTGAAGACCCCGGAAGCTGTGCGCCACATCACCGGCATGCTGACAGCGTACGACTGGGAGTTCATCGAGCAGGCCAAGGAGCTTCGCGGCTACACGGTGGCCAAGCTGGTGGAGGAAACACAGAACCCCAACGCCAACATCCGCCTCAAAGCGCTCGGCCTGCTGGGCAAAGTCACGGAAGTGGGCCTGTTCACCGACAAGATCGAGGTCAAGCAGGTGGAGATGTCCGACGCCGAGGTCGAGCAGCGGATCAAAGACAAGCTCAACAAGTTCATGGGCGTGATCGACGTGGTGGACATTGCCACCTCCGACGTGGACCCGGTTGAGACCGGGGCAGCAGGATGATCTATTTTGAAGCAAACCAACCCCATGTTACGGTGTGGCCGTATCTTGCTGTCGCTGTTGAGGGCGAGTTCTGGATTGGCCTTGGGTGGTTGAACTTTGAGTTTGGATGGCGCAGCGGCGATGGGGGTGACGGCGAACGTGATCCAGAAGGACAGACGTCGTGAACCTTAAAAACCTGACGTCGCTGACAAAGTTGGAGCTGCAGGCGCTTGAGCGCGCGCTGCCGACGATGTCCGTCAAGGAAAAGATGGAGCTGCTCGACGATCTGGAGACGCGCGAGCGCCGCACGCGGCTGCTGTCGGCCCAAGACAACATGCTGGGCTTCGCCTCGTCGGTCTACCCGGGCTTCAAGATCGGGCCCCACCACCGCAAGCTGGCCAAAATCTTCACCGACGTGATTGAGGGGCGGAAAAAGCGTGTCATCATCAATATTGCGCCGCGTATGGGCAAGTCTGAGTTCAGCTCTTACCTGTTTCCGGCCTATTTCTTGGGAAAGTACCCACAGAAGAAGATCATCATGGGCACGCACACGGCGGGCCTGTCGGAAGACTTCGGACGGCGGATACGTAACTTACTGGACGCGGAAGAGTACCGTGAGATTTTTCCCCAGACGATGGTCGCCGACGATCAAAAGGCGGCTGGCAAGTGGTCGACGAGCGCTGGCGGTCAGTATTACGCTGCTGGTGTGGGCGGGGCGCTTGCTGGTCGTGGCGCTGATCTTTTTGTCATTGATGACCCCCATTCTGAACAGGACGTTAAGTCGAACAGCCGTCTGGCGTTCGATACGGCGTGGTCTTGGTTCCAAACGGGCCCGCTCCAGCGACTGATGCCGGGCGGCGCGATCATCATCATCATGACAAGGTGGTCGCTGCTGGACCTGACTGGGCGTTTGATGACGTACCAGATGAAGAACCCCGAGGCGCTGCCGTGGGAAATCGTCGAGCTGCCCGCCATCCTGAACCAAGACACGGAGAACGAGAAGTCGCTGTGGCCAGAACAGTGGCCGCTGGAGTCGCTCAAGGCAACGAAGGCCAGCTTGGACCCCCGGTATTGGAACGCGCAGTACATGCAGCAGCCCACGGCCGAGACCAGCGCGATCGTCAGCCGCAAACACTGGCGCATCTGGGAGAGCGAGGAGCCACCACGCTGCGATTACGTCATCCAGAGCTGGGACACGGCCTTCGAGACCAAGAACAACTCCGACTACAGCGCCTGCACAACGTGGGGCGTCTTCTACAACGAGGAAGAGGGCGACTCGCCCCAGCTCATCTTGCTGGACGCGTTCAAGGACCGCATGGCCTTCCCGGAATTGAAGCAAGTCGCGCTGCGCCACTACAAAGAGTGGGAGCCAGACGCGTTCATCGTGGAGAAAAAGGCCGCTGGAGCACCTCTGATCCAAGAGCTGCGCAGCATGGGCATACCCGTGCAGGAATTTACACCCAGCCGGGGAAACGATAAGATGGTGCGCCTGAACGCCGTGGCCGACTTGTTCTCTGCGGGCAAAGTCTGGGCACCGGACACGCGCTGGGCGCGTGAAGTGATTGAAGAAATAGCTGCCTTTCCTGTCGGCGAGCACGACGACTTCGTGGACACTACAACCCAAGCCCTGCTGCGGTATCGGCAAGGGGGGTTCATCCCGTTGGACTCGGACGAGAAGGACGACAGGTCGTTCATACGCCGCCGGGCAGCGTACTACTGAAAGATTGACACATGGCCACGAACATTGACAAAGCGCTTTTCCAGCAACCCACAGGCATCGCCGCCGCAGGCGCGGCCGAGGAGCCGATCGAGATTGAGATCGTCGACCCTGAAGCGGTGCACATCGACGCGGGTGACTTGGAAATCGACATCGAGGCGGGTGAGCCCAGCATCGACGACTTCGATGCCAACTTGGCCGAGTACCTGTCCGAGGGTGAGCTCTCCTCAATGGTCAGCGATCTGGACGGCGACATCGACAACGATCGCAACTCCCGCAAAGAGTGGGAGAAGGCATACGTCACCGGCCTGAAACTGCTGGGCCTGCAGATCGAAGAGCGCACAGAACCGTGGGACGGCGCGTCGGGCGTGTTCCACCCGATGATTACCGAGGCGGTTGTCAGGTTCCAGTCAGAGACCATCACTGAGACATTCCCGGCCATGGGCCCGGTGCGCACGAAGATCGTGGGCAAAGAGACCGCTGAGAAGAAAGAAGCCGCTGCCCGGGTGCAGGAAGACATGAATTTCCAGCTGACCGAGGTCATGCAGGAGTTTCGCCCAGAGCACGAGCGCATGCTGTGGAGCCTCCCAGCCACCGGCTCGGCGTTCAAAAAGGTGTACTTCGACCCCAACATTGGCCGTCAAACGTCTGTGTTTATTCCTGCCGAGGACATTTTGCTGCCGTACGGCACGTCGGACATCCAGTCTTGCTACCGCGTCACGCACGTCATGCGCAAGACCGAGAACGAGATCAAGAAGCTCCAGCAGGCCGGGTTCTACCGCGACGTGGACATTGGCTCGCCGGACAAGCACATCGACGAGATCAACAAGGCCAAGGACAAAGAGACCGGGTTTGCTGACCTGAACGACGACCGCTACACGCTGTACGAGTCCCATGTGGACCTGATCGTCAAGGGCGACCCCCGGGCCGAGTTGGATGACGATGGGGAGGCCACCGGCATCGCGCTGCCGTACGTGCTGACGTACATCCGTGGCAACAACACCGTGCTGGCCCTGCGCCGGAACTGGGAAGAAGACGACGACCTGCACTTGAAGCGCCAGCACTTCGTGCACTACCAGTACATCCCCGGCTTCGGTGCCTACGGCTTTGGCCTGTTCCACCTGATCGGCGGCTTTGCCAACTCGGCCACCAGCTTGATGCGTCAGCTGATCGACGCCGGTACGCTGTCGAACTTGCCCGGTGGTCTGAAGTCCCGTGGTCTGCGGATCAAAGGCGACGACACCCCGATCGCCCCGGGCGAGTGGCGCGATGTGGACGTTGGCTCCGGCGCGATCCGCGACAACATCCTGCCCCTGCCGTACAAAGACCCGTCGGCCACCCTGTACAACCTGCTGAACACAGTGGTGGAG